CCGATTTTTTCCTTTATCTCCGTGAATTTTTCGCCAACCGCTTTTACGATATTTCCGATGGTCTGACCGATCTTGGTAAACGCACCCTTCACGGCATCCCACAGAGCATTGACCGCATTTCGGAATGTCTCTGATTTGTTGTAAAGTGCAATAAATCCCGCCACCAGTGCTGCGATGGCTATTACAACGATTCCTATTGGGTTGGCTGACATTGCTGCATTTAAGAGCCACTGTCCGGCTGCTGCTGCCTTTGTTGCCACGTTCTGTGCGATTGTAGCTGCTGTGCTCGCCCCTTTTGCTATTGCGTCTTTTGCATACAGGGCATTCAGATAAATTGTTTCCGCCTTATCCTTTATCTTAGCTACCCGAAGCAGTGTCATTGCCTTGGTAACCTTTGCGATTTCTATCGCTGTTTTCGCAAGTTTAAACCCTGCGATGGCTGTCGCCAGTGTGGTCACGGTAGGTATAAAACCTTTCCATTCCACGAATTTGTCAAGTACATTTGCCGCTGCGCCCAGTACATCCAATAGTGCCCCGACCAGTGCCGGAAGTCCTCCGCTTACCAGACTGCTTGCATCATCACTTGCGCCCCCGAAGGCTTCCGAGAATTTCTGCTGCACATCTGATAACAAATCCATGATTGCCTGTAGCTGTGGCTCATGCTCTGCGATTGTATCTTTTAATCCGCCCAGTGTTGCTTCGGCGGTGCTTCCTATCCATCCAATGAATGACTGGAAATCATCCCACAGGTTCTGGATCACTCCAAGGAATGTCTGTACGCTTCCAGGCAGTTCTACACCGAAATCTTCCGACAGTGTTGACGAGAATGCTTCGGAGAAACTCTGACCGTCCACTATCTTTCCGACAAAATCCAGAACACCGCCTGCCATCTGACCGACTCCGTTCATGAATTCTTGGATTGGTAGTTTCTGAATGAGTTCGCTGAACCCTGCCGTAATATCCGGGATTTTCAATGCCACCGCATCTATGATTTGCATCGCATACGGTCCGAAGTCCTCTACCATGCTTATCTTTAGGTCGCTGATTGCCGACTGGAATCGTGCCAGTGCGCCTTGTAATGTTCCGGTCGCTGTTGCATCCATTGCATCCAGTGCGCCAGTCGAATTGTCGATTGCTCCGGCGAGTTCATCCCATGCTGATGCAGAGCCGTTTACTCCCTCTTTTACTCCGTCCAGTAAATAACCAAACTGTGAGTAGTAGTTCGTTCCGGCAATTGCTGACATATAGGAGTTTTTCTGCTCCTGCGTCATTCCTGCCATTGCACCGTTTAAGTCCACGAGGATATCCCTCATGTTCCTCATTTCCCCGGAACTGTCGTAAACTGCGACACCTAAATCCTTGAATGCCTTTTGCGCTACATCCTTGGTGCTGATTCGTACAAGCATTGAGTTCAATGCTGTACCTGCTTCACTGCCCTTGATACCGTTGTTCGCCAAGATTCCGAGTGCTGTGGAGGTTTCCTTGTAGTTCATACCTGCGGCTCTGGCTGCACCACCGCATCCGATGAATGCATCCATAAGGTCTGCCGCCGTTGTATTCGCCTTGTTGTTGGTCGTTACGATAACATCGAGGTATCCCTGTAAGTCATCTATTCCAACTCCCATGGCACTCATGGAGTCTGTTACCTGGTCACTGGTGGTAGCAAGGTCTGCCTGCGTTGCTTCTGCGAGTTTAAGCACTGGTGTTAAGGCTGCGGTACTTTCTTCCACATTCCATCCCGCCAGTGCCATATATCCCAAGGCATCGGCCGCCTCCGAAGCCGTGAAGGTTGTCGCTTTACCTGCTTCTCTGGCCGCAGCAGACAGTTTCGCATAATCGTCCGCAGATGCCCCTGCGATAGCAGAGGTGTTTGCCATTGCCTGTTCAAATTCCGCATACTCATCAACCGCACCGGATATGAAGTCTCTGACCTTAACGGCTGCGAATGCTGCGGCTGCCACTGCTGCGGCTTTCTTAGCAACGCTCGCTATTTTGTTTAATCCGTCCTCGGTTACTCCGAGACTTTGCTTGAAAGAGTTTTCGACCTTGCCTGCGATTTTAATGGCGAGTTCCTGCTCTTTGCTGCTGCTTGCCAATGTCTGCCACCTCCTCGGCTATTTCCCGCAATTCAAAAACGGACAGAGATAGAAAGAAATCTATCCCGGTCCGTAATGTCATTGATAACTGTATTGCGAGTTTCCGGAGGTTTGCACCGTCAGTTGGACTTATTCCGCTCCGTAGAAAAAAGCTGTCACACGGTTCTTGACCTTGACTGCTTCCTTCGGGTGTAATCCCTTGAAAAATTCCACCGGAAGTTTGGTTGCCTTGGCAGCGATGATGCACGCATACTCCAAGGACATTTCCGGAAGGAATGTGAATGATCCGGTTCTGTCCAGAATCTTATTTGCTGCGATCATGTCCGCTGCTGTCAGATTGTCCAGTCCGCTCAGATCGATTTTGTCATAGGTTTCGCCCTCGAATGTGTACGGCTTATTAAAAACTACCGTATACTCATTCTCGATCACTTCTCCGTCTTTGTCCAATACCTCTACTGCTACCTCTGTTTTCTTTGTCTCTTTTTCCATCTTGCTCGTCCTCCTTGATTAACACTGCTTTCTGATTTTTGCCAGTAAATCAACACCATTGACCTTGTAAACGTTGTTGATTTTGTCAAGTTCGATTCTCTGCTTTCCGTCCAACTCAATCATGATGTATGTGATCTCCACTGTCACTGCTGCGTCCATCGCTCCGCCCTGCTTCACGGTGCCGCTTCTGAGTTTCTTCATCCGTCCACGTACAACTACTCTCATTCCCTTATAGTCAATACCGCCTGTGCTCTTGACTGTGAACTGCTCGCTGGCTCTGAGTGTCAGATTCAGCGAAGTTGCCGGGGACATGAGTTTAAATGCGTCCTCATCGAGGATACGGAACGGAATCTCCAGTTCCATGCTTCCGAACTGTCCGATGATTACTTCCTCGATCTCTCCAAGGATACCGGGACCGCTCAGTGTCTCGGTCATTCCCTCGAAGTCCGGCAGGGAGATTTCCCCTGTCAGACCCACGAGTGCTGTTCCGTTGTTGTAAAGGTTGAAGTTGTTAATAACTCCTGGAATACCTAATGCGCCCATTCTTATTCACCTCCGTTTAATGCTGCGGATAACATATCCGGGTCAAATTCCAAAATGTTGAGGATATCCTCTGCAGGTACATACGGTGCGAGGTACTGGTGGAACTGGATCTTGCCGTTAAGGATGTCCGTTACTGGATTTTCGTCCTCGCTGAATTCAATTCTTGCCCCTGCACACTTGCCCTGTGATACATAGGAGTTTCCTCTGATGTTCTCGCTGTCTACGCTGGACTCGATGAGACGGTAGTTGCCCGGTTCATCGACCTTCTGCTTGTAGGTCAGAATGAAGCTGTTGCCCCACCATGAGAAAAATCTACGGCAGCAGAACCATCTGTCTTTCGGGTCTGTATTCGCCGGATAGCACGCTGTGTTGTTGCCCCATGACTTCCATCCGGAATCATTGATTGCGGTAATGATTCCCTGTCCGTTTAAGAGGTTCGCCTGCGGCTGATCCAGTGTTACCTCTGTTCCATCTTCCAGACAGAGACCAGTAATTCCGATCAGCTTATTGGAAGGGGAGAGATTCGGCACATCATCGTTGCTTGCGTCTGTGTACGCTGTCAATGCTCCGAAGATAGCGGAGTATGCATACTGCTTCGTTCCGACCTTTACCTGCGGCCAGAGAAGTGCTGCGTGCTTGTTGGTGTATCCGTTCTTATTCTTCCAGTCATTGCAGTCTGTGTACTTGGTTGCTTCTGCGGTGTCGACATCGAGGATGCATTCGCAAGTGAATACTCCGTTGATTTCCTCGCACTTTGCTGCAAGGGCGATACCTACATTCGGCTTCTGCGTCCATCCTGGTGCTAAGAGCAGACCCGGTGTCATGCTGAATTTCGGATAGATGTGGCGGATTAACTCCATACCAGTCTCTGCTCCGGTGCTTGCATTGTATCCACCGATGATGTCGCTCTCTGTTACGGCAGTCGGGTCGATGCTTGTGCTATTGACTGTGAGGGTCTTGGCTGATGAACCCTTGCCTCCTGCGGTTAATGTGATCACAAGGTATCCGTCATCATCGAATGTTGTGATGTAGTCCGTTCCGGCTGTGAGTGTGGCTTCGTTTGCCTTTACCTCTACGGTATCTGCGAGGATGCCTGCCACCTTTACTGTTGCCTGCATTTTCTCCACATTCACGGTCTGTTCCTCGTTTGCTTTCTTGTGTTTCTTCGGGTCGAGCACATTGATTAAGATAATCGGTGCGACATTGAGAACACGGAAGCAAGCGTCCATGCTCTGGCAGAGCGTGTAATTCTTGAAATCGTCACTGTATCCAACCTGCTCCACGGCTTCACTGAAACTGTAGGCGATCATCGGTACATTGGTTGCCTTGTACGGGTCGGCTGCGAGGTTCACAGGTGCTGTTCCGATGATTACCTGCAGTCCGGCTGTTCCTGTAACGGGTGCGACCAGGCTCGTTGCCTGCTCTTTTACTCTTACTCCATGATTGTAAGCCATTGCTTTTCTCTCCTTCCTTAAGCCTTATACTCGGCTGCTTTTTTATAAAATACATAAGCGGCACCGCTCTGTGATGCGATGTCTGCGTTCACGGCCGCCAGATTGCTGATCGGCACGACCAGATTGTAAATCGCAGGTTCTTTCTCCATTGCGGTTTTCAATCCGTCCGGCAGTCCGTTGTTGAAGAACTGATTGTGTGTTGCCACTCCCAGAATTGTCGGGCCGGCATACACCATCGTTTCCCGTGCCTTGGCTACCGTCTTTGCTTCCTGCTTGGCTTCCGCCTGCACTGCTTTTGTCTTTGCTTCACTCATGCGAATCTATCCTCCTTCCTTATTGCTGCTGTTGCAAATGTCATGCTCGCTGCTCCGAAGAAGTAAGGGAATGATTCTTCGTCCTGCAGTGCCCAGTCGAATGGGTGCTGCTCATCATTCATAAAATAGAATTGTTTTGCGAGCATTGGTTCTTTCATGAACCGTTCCTGTATCTTCTGGATGATTCCCAGGACACCCTTGTGTCCGTTGTTCCCTGCGTCATCGTCAAAATATCCGATCAGCAGTGTAACGAACACTTCCTGCGGTTCTACACCGCCCTTGGCTTGCCCTGTTTCCACTCGGACGATCACATACGGAATCGGGTCCGGTGCATCTTCGTCCTGTCTGATGGGGAGGTTCTGCTCATAGACATTCATCTTGATGTACTCCCCTGCGGAATCCTTGAAGAGGTCATCCCTAAAAATAACCCCGATTTCCTTTACAAGTTCTTCCTGTAAAATCTGCGCCGTCATTTACTTGCCTCCCAGTATTTTGTCGATCTGCTTGGATAAATTCTTGTAAAGCAGTTTCTGGATATACGGTTCAAGATTTCCCTGCCTTCCACGCTCGCCCTCATAAATTTTCCGTACCATTATCGGCACTGAGTTTGCGTGTAATACTCGCAGTGGATACCTCTCACTCGTCTCTCTCTGAACATATAAACCTGCCACTTTTCCACCAGTAGCCATGAATGCCGTTGCCCCAGCTTCATTTACCAATGCCTTCAGTCCGCTTTTTGTAATATCTGTCTTTGCACCATGCGTTGACATCTTGGTTTTGAATTCCTTGATTGTCCTCGTTCTACCTTTCGCTTTTATCGTTGCATCCATATATGCTCGGTTGGCTCTCTGAACTGTGATCTGCTTGTTAAATGATCCGGCTTTTATCGTGTAACCTTCGCTCCTGCCTTTTTTGATTTTGCGGTTCGTGGCGGTTGCGGTCTGATTGATTGCATTCCGCATTGCGTTGGGTGTCTTTGCCTTCATGTTTTTCAGCTTGGTTTGTACCGCTGTCATCGTGGCTTCGTCTATCTGA